CAAAGATAACATCAGTTGAAGCTTTTTGTAAAAATTCAACATGTGGGTGGTGCGGCAAAGTAAAACTAATAGTTGAAGCAGCACCAACTGCGGTTGAGATACTTACCGTTTCCGCTTGGTTGGAAGTATTGCACAATCTCACACAAGTTGCCTCACTAATACTTGAAGCAGCGCCTGCAGTTGTCGGCATTGCAACTTCTGTTGCAATTAATTTTGTTCTTTGCATCTTTATAATAAAGTCTTATAATAGTTATTTATTATTCTGCATCTTCTTCGGAATCTTCTGCCGGTATTTCTAGAGTTTCTGCTTCTAGTTCTGTCCCACCAAACATTGATGCAGATACAACAGGACGAATAATGTCAATATTTTCTGCAGACTTTTGCATTAAAATCTCTTTAATTTTATCACTAATATCTGCGGGAGATTCGTCAGCAACCATCATGTCAATAAGATCATTCATTGTTTTAATTCAGTGTTTACTTGAGAATATTTATATTCTGCCGCCCTTAGGAGTTTTTATAGCAGGCATTTCTTCAGAAGACGGAAGTTCAGCGGCATTAGTGGAAACTTCTGGAGACATTGGAACATCTCCAAGTGCAGGAGATTCTGTTGGTGATTGAGGTTCTCCTATTGGAAGTCCAGTAGCTGGATCAACTGGAGGTGGAATGATTCCAGATTCTTTCTCTAAAGCAATTTGTTCATCAATCTCAACAATTTCAGAATCAGTTTGTTTCAGAATAGTTCTTCTTATGTAATCAACAGAAAAATATTTTCCAACATAAGGTTCTGCAACCGCAAGAACATTGAGTCTGTTTTGAATTAATTCTGCTTCTTTGAGTTCTGCGAAATGATTATCATAAACATAATCGTATTGAATATGTTCTGATAAAGCATCCCAGTCTTCTGGAGTTACAATGTTTTTTAATACAAGTTGAGTTTTTAATAGATCATGGAAAAGATATGAAAATCTTTTTCTCAATCTACCAACAAACTTTGTAAATTTAAGTTCATCTCTTAATATTTCTGATGATCTTCCAAGATTAAATCCTCCACTAGATGCTAACCGAGAATCTGGAACTCCAAGAGCTCTGTAGAGTTTTTTCTGAAAATACTCAATATCTGCAAGTTCTCCAAGATTTTGGCCTCCTGGCAAAGTAGTGATTTCAGTGCCTCTACCTCCTTCACGACGAGGCAACCAAAAATCTTCAAGCATTGCCATCATTTTTTTATCATCACGAATCTCTCCAGTATTCGCATCATATACCATTTTATTACGATATCTCGTCATTACATCACGAAGATATTGTTCAGCTTTAATTTTTGGTAGGTTACCTACATCAATATAAAAAATTCTTCTTTCTGGAGCACGAGACATTCTATAGATAACTAGAGAATCTTCAATCATACGAAGTTGGTTGAGAGCTTTAATCGCCTTATGTAACCAAGATAAAATAGTTTGTTTATTACGATCAACTAATCCGGAGTGAACGAAACTAATAGCATCTTTTGAAATTTTTACTGAATTTATATTATTTTTAAATGTTGATGATTGACCATAACCACCAGTAGTCGTATTTGGATCATATTGAAAAAATTCCTCTACTTCCGGAGTTTGAAAATTCTCCGTAGCTCCTTTGGCACCTCCTGGAGTGAAATTTGAATTTGTAAGGTGATTTGAATTTTTTTTAATTCTACGAATAAGTTTTATTTTAAGGGGATCTACATATCGCAATTCCTTAATTCCTTCATTCGGTTTTTCAATATCAATAAGTTTATGATAATATATTCTCCCATCTACATACCAATTTTTAAGTATTTCATGGCATTTTTTATCAAAATCTAAAAGTTCTTTGATATATTTGAATTCATCTCTAATTAATTTTTTAAGTTTGTCTGAAGCTGGTACATTGGAAAGATCAATTTGAATTGGAGAATCATTTTGATCTGACACAATAGCTTCATTTATAACATCTTCTATAGCTCCATCAACTTCTGGATGTAAAGCCATTTCCCGGTATCTTTTAATCAAATCAAATTCGGATCTATAGACTCCTTCAATATCTACATATTGGCCATAGAATCCACTGGACACGAAAAAATCCGAAGAATCTTCTTGATTCTCCGGAATTGGAGAAACGATAGATTTTTTTGACCTATCGTCATCCTCAGGTTGAATTTTGAAACCAAATAATTTAGGCATTATTCAAACAAATCTTTCATCTTCACTATTTATGCTGGGTTTAAAACCTCAGAATCAGTTCCTAATTGAGTAACTCCAGATGAATCAAGAGCATCCCACCATTGTACTTGTAGATCAACAGTAAATTCTTCAATAGTATCTGCAGAATCATATGAAAGATCGATTGCACTTACGGAGGTTGGGAAAATTCCAAAGAACTTGTAAGCTTTCAACACAGGAATACTATCTCCAGGTCCGGTCAATACTGGACTAGTTACATCAGAATTTGCTGATGAAACCGACGATCTTCCAAATTGTTTTACAATAGCATCTCTTTGATATTGCGCTGGATTAATTAATCCAGTATTATCATCGTGCTTATTGATTGCGTTCATCCACTTTTCAAAAGCAGTTCTAATTGTAAAATCGATATCGTTGATGACGGTAATTGTCCATACATCGAAAGTTCTATCGCCAGCAATTTTTAGATTTCTACCTCTGAACGGAACGTCAATTACACCAACAGTAGATGCGGGTAAATTGGCAGTTTTGATCATAAATCTTGAAAGTTCGCTCACAGATCTGGTGTTGTCTGTAGTATTGCCTCCTGTTGCAGTGGTTTCAGTTGCAAAAGTTGGAAAATTGATTTCACATTCAAAGAGGTTTGGTCTGGCCGCACCACCAATCAATCTTGCTTTAAAATCTTCTAGTGTTCTAGAACTAAAACTGGGAGTATTTGAGAATGACATTTGTTTTTACCTCGACGGGGATTGATGTTTTAATTGATGATTAAACGGTTCCAACAACCTCTTCAAAACTAACACCAGTTCTGTTAGCTACGAAGGTTAGACCAATAAAGTTAATTGATCTTGCGGGTTTGATGAAGATATCAGCTTTAAATTGATTTGCATCAATAACAGTCGGAGTGTTATTTGATTCATCACATACTACAAGGAAATCTGTAATTCCTCTCTTGGCTTTAACATCACGTAAGTAAGGTTCCACAATATTAAGGAAGTTTGTTCTGGTTATGACATCATTGAATTCAAATAATTGTGCCCTAGCAGCTCTGGCGATAGTAGCCTCTACAGTCAAAAATAATCTTCTAACATTGATTCTATCAAACGCCGATGCATAAGATAGTCCAGTTTTATCACCAAAGAGAATTACTCCGGCTCCAGGAGAGAAAATAACCGGATTAATTCTCTTTGGATAAAGAAGATCTCTTTGTGACTGTGATGGATTGTACGCCAATTTAATTGCATTATTAATAGCTCCTCTGGCTGATCCAGCTGGAGAGAACCAAGGATAGTTATTAATTGATGTTCTACACATTAATCCAGAAACATCACCATTCAAAGGAACATATCGGAAGGTATTATTGAATCTATCAAACATATACTTGTACCCACTATCAAATACTACATATGAACTAGATGATAATGAATTAAAGAAACTAATAATATTGGAAGTTTGTGTACCACTGTTGGGAACATTAACCACTCCACCTCTAAATGGTGAAACTGTAACTACACAATCTTTTCTTTCTTCCGCTATTGCTATCAAAGAATTTGCTTTAGCTTGAGCATCCAAAATATTATTCCCCCCACTAGGACCGGTTATAATAAAGTTAATGTCATATTCTGCAGGGTTTCTGACCAATTCATAGGATTCTATTACATTGGATAATGTAGCACTCATTCCTCCTTCTGCAGAAGAATAGTCATATCCATTTAACAATGTATAAGTTTTTTGACCCACACATCCAAAATTTATAGATGCGATATTTTGATTCCAAGTTAAAGCTGCTCCGGATTTTGGAGTATATCCCCCTAATGTAGTAAAACTAGTTGCAGTCAATGCATCAACTTCTCCTGCAAATACATTAGAAGAATTATTTGCAATATAAGTTTTATAGTGAATGCTTTCAGATGGATTGATTCTAGTGTCCAGTCCTTTTGAAATATTGGTAAATTTTTCTAAAATATTACCAGAAACTCCACTTACGGATCCACTATCATCTACAACTACAATGTGAAGTTCATCGTTTTTACCGTTTCGTTCGCTAGCATATTGAGATGTAGAGGGTTTTGGAGCTATGGACTTCCAAAAAATGGTAGAATTACTAAGGCCCAAAGTCTGTTGATCGTACCAATCGCCCAGTTGGTTGTCACCTGTTGCTAATAAACCTTCTCCTGCTGGATTGTTGTTTGATGTGCCATCAGTTACACCTCTACTAAAAGTTCCAACCAGAGTGGTTGATGCAAAAGAAACCGGAGAAGCGGATGATACTATGATTTGGTTAGTATTAATTCCAACAATTCTTGAAGTAAACGCTCCATTTAAAGTTCTAACTAAATCTCCTACAGCCGGCACTCCACCGACAGTACTATCAGAAAGAGTTATCACAGTAGAACCTACGCCAACTGAGGCAGATTGGATGAATCTAAATTTTTCTAAAGAAGTTGCAGTTCCAACACTGTCGAATGCTTGGAAAAATATCTGATTGGTGTTCGTAGGTTGTGGAAATTGAGTGAGTGGATTAGAGGAATACTCGACAACTTGATTAGTATTTGTAGCATAATCAAAGTTGCTTACAATTTTAACATCTATATTCTCATTATTGACCTTTGTTATGATTCCTTGAATGTATCCACTGAATGATGTAACAACTCCTGCAGTAGTAACATATTGAACATTATTTAATCCACAAGTAAGAGCCATTCCAACGGTAAGACCAAAAGTGCCTATAGCAATTCTTTGATCTGCGAGAGAATCGATAACACATACTTTCAGTCCATTTCCCCAAGATCCTGGGTTCTTGGCCGCCCAAGTCCATCCCGTTGCATTTTGATAGTTATTATTATATTCTTCTTCATTTTCAATTTTTAAAGCCACCGGACTTGAAGTAGGTGCGTGAGAATTTACTAGATTAGATGAATTGGATCTAATTACTCTCAAAACTCCACCATATGATAAGTAGGACGAAGCTGACATCCAATATTCATATTGGCCATCGTTATTAACTGGCTTCCCAAAGGTCTCTAACAGTTGCTTTTCGGTTTCTACTAAAAGAGGCACTCCTACTGGTCCCCGTACAAATGGGCCAGCAATAACTCCTACTTGATCGTTAACTGCGTCGATTCTTCCTACAGTTAAATCGACCTCTCTTACTTTAACGCCTGGCGATACTAAGTTTAGCGACATTTTTTTCCCTCTAGAGAAGCTTCAACTTTACTAAATGTATTTATAAATTGATAACTCTATATTGGGGAAACGATCAATGAACATTCTACCAATCTGGATATTCCCAAATATGTTTATAGGGTACACTTTTCCGACTCTGAGTAATTCTCTGTATAGTGCATAATTTGCACTCATATGAATATGCAGAGGGGATGTTCCCTCTATCTTTACGAGTTAAATAAAATCCATCTATCAAATCTTTGACTTTATTACAATGTCTACATTTTCTTTCAGTAAGATATAAGTGTTCCAACTCAAATTGATCATCCAACTCCATTTACTTATAGTCCCACATATACTGCATATCACCATATTCATCTACATGCCATCTATCTCCACTTTCATCCACAAAACTTTCACTGGTATCTAAACCATCAGAAATAAATCCAAATGGAGCCATATCCTGTTCTATTTGATTCTTTTGCTCATCATAAATTCTTTTACGAACATCATTGTCCGTCATCTCTTTGAAATATGGTTGACATACTAACCAAGAAAAAATAACCAAACACATTGCTAGATCGTCATTGCATCCAGCCTCAGCTTCAAATGAATTTGATTTTTGAATAAAGGTAGTTAACTCACTAATAACTTCATAATCTTTAATTATTAATTTATCATCCTCAATCAATGTCTTAAGATTCATGCATCCAATCTTTTTAACATTTTTGGACATCTTAACTCCCATTTGGGATTTCTTGCCAGAAAATCCTTGACCTACTAGTTGACCAGCCCTACCTCGCATTG